AACTTGGGTCATTGCAAGAGAAGAAGATACATCAGTGCCTACTGGGTTACCAAATGTATCATACTTAGTCGCATAAATTTGAGGCAAGAATGGACCTGACATTACCCAGTCAAAAGGCGATAGATAATCAAATGTAGGGTTCGGAATTCTAAAATCACCTGTAATAGGACTAAGTGGATTGGGAAAAACCGCCTCAACTAAAGTTGGTAAATTTATAATTCCTATTTGTAACCTTTCTTCTGGTTGGTTAGTATAATCACCTATCCATATTCTATTATGATCTAATTTTTTTAATTCTTCAAAATTTCCTATTTTTCTTCTAAGGTCAATAATATCTTGTCTAATATCAATAAGTACTGGTGAAGCAAATGAGCGTCCATCTTTATCACCAAGTAGTATATATCCTTTACCTAAGGCTAATCTACCAGTAACAGGTGATATAAAATTATATAATTGATCATATTTCATGCTGTTAAATGAGCTAATATACTTGAGATTTTATCGCTTTCGTTTGAATAGTGGATATCTATTAAATTAGCTAAATTAGCAAACCAAGTTGGGTCGCTATTATCTAACTCATTTGGAAAGTCTGGCGGAAACTTTGGTTGAAATTTGTAATAATAAACATCTTTAGCGAGTCTATTAGTTAAATAATCTAAATAGTACCTACTCCACTCCTCAGCCCCAGTCATTGCAATATTCATTATGCCAAATAATACTTCAACTGCATGCGCCGTACCAGTTTGCGATCCAGAGCCGTCAAAGCTCATATTACCGATACCAGTTCCAACATCTATTATTACAACTTTTGTTGCATTAGGCTTTACAGTTAATCCAATGTTTATTGCAGCTAAAATAGGATCATTTGCATATATTCCGCCATCAATATAATCGTGGCCATTAAATGTATGGGCAGGTAGATAAATGGGAGCTGCCGAGGTAGCCCTACAAACATTTACTATAGATTCAGTGTTACCTATAAAATAACTAGGATCGTTAAAATTTGAAAATACTACATATCTACTCATGTCTTGTTCATAGGAAGGAATTACAACAGGTAGTTTCAAATTAGCTAATGTATCAGTCCCAAAATTATCTACTAATACTTGCTGTAATATATTATGTCCGTAGTTTGAATCTTCATACGCTGATTTATAGAAAGGATCATTGGTTGCAATTAATCCTATTTTTTGTAGTTCATTTGGTCTGTTTGAATCACTACTTGCATTATGACTACCTGATGCAACATCAGCAGCTGTTCTAATAGTAAAAACCCTCTTTGCTTGTTGTAAGAAAAATGATTCCATATAATCAGGTGTTCTTCCATAACTATAACCACAAGTAAGAATACCACCTATTGAAGTTCCACACATAACGTCAACATATTTCCAAAAATCAGATTGAGGAATACCCCATTGATGTAAGAATTTCTGCATAAACCTGTTTGAGCCGTACCCTTTAGTACCACCGCCTGGAAAACTAAATATTCTTAGTGTATTTGTATCCATTAAAAAAACCTCGGTTTGTCATCATAATTATATCGCATTTCAACTTGTCTTTTAGTCCTAGACATCGGTAAACCATCTAAAATAACAAACTCTAAAGCATTCATTAAGTGATCTCGCCCTTTGTTAATCTTACCCTTCTCATCTCTTGAATACCCACGCCATTCATCCATGAATTTACGGCAATTATTGAATACTTTAAAACGAGCAGTTCTAATACGCTCCAGTACCGAGTCCACAGCAAGTTCTTTAGCATATTTACCTTTGTTTAGTTTTAAACCAGCTTTTGCATAATCATCAATAAGCTTTTCGCCATCTCTTTGAGACCCTTGATTGACTGCTGGATCACAAACACCAGGTATCCAGTCACAACCCATTATCATTAACGATGCTGCGTGCTGTGCAGCTGTCTTTTCTGTAACTGAATATTCCTTGTAAATGTATAATATGTCATTGTCCTTATCATGAGCCATGAACACGACAGCAGTTGGTGCAAAAAATCCAACATCCATCCCAAACACACAAGGCCAATAATGAGGTATCTCAAAAGGCTCAACCAAAAATTCAGATTCCATAACTTGATATACAAGACCAGAACCAACACTTGGTATTCCCTTTTCCCTAGCTTCTAATTCGTAAGGCTTTAAAGTGCTTCTTAGTTGTTGTTTGGTTTCCTCTGATAAATGAGTATTATCATCCCACGAAGCTTGAATATAATATTTGCCGTTAAAAATAATTTCTGGATCAGTTCTTATAATCTCGTCTTCTTTAGATAGATCCTCAACTGATTGGACATCTTCTTGTTCCGCTTTTTTCTTGGTAACTCGATGCTCTAGGAAATAGGACATCATCTCGGTATAACCTTTTAGAGGCGTCATCGTAAGAATAAGCCTACCCTGTCCCATGCCGTCAACATCTGCAAGTCGCATACTACACTCGGTATATATGTCTTTTGGTGGTTCTTCGTCTAAATGTATTAGATTACATCTTGCTCCTTGGAACTTCTCTCTACCTTGTTTATATGATTTGAAATAAAGACTAGATACACCACCGCTAGAATGCTGAATTTGCACATAATCAACTGCGCCGTTAACGCCTGATAACATAGCTTTTTTTAAGATTAAACTTGGATGAATTAGTCCATCTGTAAATTGTCCTAATTCTGAATAACCACCTATTAACATTTTTTGTAAAACGTTTCTGGTGATCTCGTAGTTTTCAGAAGCAACCCAAGCTATAATAGAATGATTGAATTTGTGTCCACTCCACCAATCAGGGTAAACTCCTGTTAAATGGATAGCATCCTCAATACAACCACAATAAGTTTTTCCTGTTCTATTACCAGCAAGAAACAAACGCTCTATTGCTCCAACGCTTGCAGCATGAAAGTTCTTTTGTTTGAGATGAGGAGTGTAAAAAAGAAAGTTTTTACGTAAAATCTCTTCTGCTTCGGAATATGTAATTTCCATATATTAGATAATCTCGCAAGGTAGTTAATTGATTGGATTATAGCAATTATCAACGGACAAGCCAACTAAATAAAATCCGAGATAATATAAGAAACAAGTAATCTAATATCAATTACAATGTAGATGTTACTATGACATATATCTAGCACATTATTGATACATAAAATGTGTTATTACGACACCAGTATTACATCATAATAAATCACACTTGACACATTACCTACACACTGTTACATATTATATCTTTAAAAAGGTATGATATGATTCTATTAATAGGCGGAGAAAAAGGTGGAACGGGCAAATCTACTATATCAACTAATATAGCTGTAACATTAGCCAACAAAGGTCATGAAATAGTTATTGTTGATTGTGATCCCCAAGGAACATCTACAAAATGGTTAACACGGCGTAATAAATTTTATTCTGACTTGCCAAAAGTGTTCTCTATTCAAAAAACAGGGGATACATATGATACCATTAAGGATTTATCTACCAGATATAAACATGTAATTATAGATGCTGGCGGTAGAGACTCCGAAGAGTTAAGAACTGCAATGGTAGCTTGTGAAAAAATGTATATTCCTCTTAAAGCTTCACAACCAGATCTTGAGACTAGTAAACATATGACACAATTAATTAAACTTGCAAGAAGCCTCAACAATAAACTTGATGCCTATACAATAATATCTATGGCCTCTACTCATTATAATTTGAACGAAGACAAAGAAGCCATATCTTTGCTAGCTCAATCTAATATAGCAAAAGTCTCGGATGTTATTATTCATGAACGCAAAGTTTATCGTGATGCAATTGCTGATGGTAAAGGCGTAATAGAATATGATAATCCAAAGGCTATAACTGAAATTAACTTATTAATAAATGAGATATTTACAAATGCGTAATTCTAAATTTTCACTCGATACAGATGATATAGATCAAACTGTAATTGATAAACAAGCGTTGGCAGAATTTGCTAAAGGAGCAAGAACTCATGACATTATAGAAAACCTCGAATCTTGGCGTAATGCTGATAAAGAAGGTTCTCCTAGTTACAACATGAGGCTAACTTTTAATCAGTACCAAATAGGATTGTTGCGGCATGTTGCTAAACAGGAAAAACGTAGTCTAAGTAACTTGTTAAAGTTGGTGCTATTTGAAGAGTTAGAAAAACGTGTTAATTGGTTGAGTAAACCTTGACAGAGCGTCAATAAATCTCTAATATGGATTTACAAGTTTCATATACTTATATCTACTTCTTTTGGTTAAACTAGCTCCTATCGATTTTGAATCCCGATAGGAGCTACCAAAGTTCTTCATAAATTTTTTAAAATCCTCTAAAACTCCTAACAAAAAAGCATGAAAATCGCTACACATAAACTTACTTATGGAAAGTGTTGCCAAAATACAAGGGAAAAGTGTTAGGAATTAAGGGGAAATTAACTTGTTTTACTCCATGATTCTTTAACTAACCTAGTCATTTCTTCAACAGTGCCTTTGCGCTCTTCTTTGCACTCGTCCTGTTGTTCGATGCCTTTAAATGTCCTGATCTCGTCCATAGCTTCATCGTGCGTAAGCTCTACAAACTGTGGCAATGCTTCTATAACTGAATCCCCCCTATTCTTACCTTTCTCGATCTTAACTAAGATAGTCGGTTGAAACGCTCTTTTAGGAATAAAGTCCTTAACATATAATTGATAAGCCCATGATTCACCCATTAGCATCTTTTCTCGAATTTCATTATATACAGCGCATGCATCATTCGCCGCTAACTTCTGTATCTCCATGAATTTCTTTTTGTATTCGCTAACTGTTCCTTTGGGTCTCCCCTTAGGATTAGCAAGATTACCTTTTTTAAAACTAGTTTTATTTATTTTAGTCATTAATTTTGCCGATTATTGCCGATTATTAATCGGCTTCTCGTTATTTATCTAATATTATAACATAAAAGACTTATTAATAAAATAACACACACTATCATTACAAACATCATTGCACTCCATACTGAATTAACACGCTTAAAACATCATCTCTACCATCCCCTGTTGCTCCTATCCCAGCTGCTTGCGTTATAAGATCTATGTTACTATCGGGCATAAAGCCGTTCCCTAGTAATTTTGCTAGGTTAACCGAATTTCCAGCTGCTACGTATGCGGCTAATAGCTGGTTTATCATTGCTTGTATCGTCATTTTATTTTACCTATTATTTATTTATCTAAAATTATCCAGTCGTTTGCTAATATATCTTTATCAGAAAATGACTCACCCCACCATGTTTCACCTTTACATGCCCCACAATTATATGTCTCAAGGATTCTACTAGACACTTTATCAAGATGATAATCAGAAATAGATGATTGCCTTCTTATCTTTTTGCCATTTTTAAGAACAGTTAAAGCCTGCTCAAATGTAAATAGCTCTACTGATTTTTCGTATACTTCCCAATCTTGGTCTAACACGTCGCATAAAGACAATTCATGTTCCTCATCTCTTTCATCTCTTATTATATCTAAGTGGTTATAAAGATATTGATTTTCACACCACCGCCCCAACCTTACCTTATACCCTTGTTTCATTAATTTTGTAGCTTCTATAATGTTCATTTTATATCTCTAATGCCCCTCTGTATAGCTCCAATAAAGCATCTTCTTCTTCAATTTTACTTTTGTCTTTTTTGCGAAGTTTTAGCACTTGTTTTAAGGTCTTAGTACAAAATCCTTTAGACTTAGCCTCGGCATAACCATCTTTTATTATTTCTAGATGATCGCTCTTTTCTTGTTCTAATCTCTCTAATTTTTCGATAGTATTTTTTAGATCGCTAGTATTAATTATATCTGTCATCGCTTTTAACTCATTTGAATTTATTGTTATTTCCATTATATTTTACCTAATTAATTTTCTCCTCA